CAAGTTGCTGCTATGATAGCAAGTATAAGAGCAGCAGCTAAATCAGCTAAAGCATCTACAGCAGGTATTTCAGCACCATCAGCACCAGCAGTAGCAGCACCAACACCAACAACACCAAGAGATTTTGGTATAGCACCTGAATCAATTGCTTCACAATCAACAGTTAGAGCATATGTAGTAGCAGGTGATGTTACAACAACACAAGAAGCAGACGCGAAATTAAACGCTAAAAGAACATTAGGATCATGAAAATAGTAAAATTAACAATAGACGAAGAAAGCGATCTAGAAGGAATTGATGCAGTAGCATTAGTGGAAGAACCAGCTATAGAATTAGACTTTCAAGCATTTACAAAATATAAATTTGAATCATTCGATGATTATCCTAAAGCAGCAAAACAAGCAGCTATTGTGGGTATTCAGCGTAATAAAGATTTAGGTAATAAATGCGGTACTCAAGTAGGTAAAGTTAGAGCACAACAACTTGCTCAAGGTAAACCTGTCACGCTTGATACAATTAAGAGAATGCGTAGTTTCTTATTGAGACAACGTGATAATTATGATTTAGCTATTAAGAGAAAAGATTATGATGCATGTGGCTACATAAGTTACTTATTATGGGGAGGACCAGCTGCATTACCATGGGCAGAAAAAAAATTAAGACAAGCAGGAATGTTAGAATCATCTAATATGGAAATTATTAATGATGAATTTGCTGAAATAGGTCCTAGAGGTGGTGTTAAACCATCTAAAAAAGCACCTAAATCAGATACACCTGGAGATGGTAAAAGTGGTAGTAAAAAAAATAAACCTGGAACTGCTGGTAATACAAGAGGTGTAAAAGTACCTGCTAAAATAGAAAAATCATTACAAAAAAAAGCAGATGATTTTAATGAAAAATATAAAGATAAATTAGGATATGGTACATCAATTGCACAATTACGTACTGTATATCAGCGAGGAGTAGGCGCATATCAAACATCACATTCACCTAACGTGGCAAGTGCTGAGCAATGGGCACAAGCACGTGTAAATGCTTATTTATATCTCATAAAAAATGGTAGACCTGAGAATAAAAAATATACTACTGATTTTGATTTACTACCTTCAAAACATCCTAAATATAAAATGTCTGCAGAATTTGCTAATTTAAAAGATATAGATGGAATACCTGTATTTCAAGATCCTGATTTAGCATTACAGTTAGCTAAAAAAATAGGATGTACAGGTACACATAAACATGAAGTTGAAGGATCAACGTATTATATGCCTTGTGAACGTCATTCAGAGGCAACAGATTTAATGCTTAAAAATAAAAGTAAATATTTTGATGATTTAGATGATGATACACAAGAATTATTACTTAAAGCATTAGACAAAGTAGGTATTAGTGAAGATAAAATGTATGAAGATGGTTGGGAAGAAATAACTGAAGATAATTTCCATAGACAAATATATTTTGCAATTGGTAGTTTAGAAAAATATAGTGATCCAGATAAACGTTCATCATTAGATACTCCTAATTATAGAATATTATATCAATACGCAGGACCAAGAGATAGTAAAAACAGAAGGTTTTGTGCAAAATTAATTGGTTTAACAAAAACTAAAAAATTATTATTTAGAGTAGAAGACATTAATAATATGTCCCTACAAGGTGCTAATAATGAATTTAGTACATACGATATTTTTAGATACAAAGGTTCTTACAATTGTAGACACTCTTGGGTACAAAAATTCTATAGAGAAAATAAACCAGTAGATGAACAAAAACGTAGTACGACGACAAATACTGGTCCTAAACAAGTTACTGGAGGACCAAGAACACAAGAAGCATCTCAAACAAATCCTAAATCCAGAACAAAAGAAGAAGTATTGGCAGGAACACCAGCTGGCGAGTTTGAGTTTAGTGCTGTTAAGGACAAAATGCTATTAGCAGGACCATTAATGGTTGCTGATAAACTAATACCAAGAATAGATGAAAATGGAGATAAATACTATGTATTTTTTGATGAAGAAGGTATACAAAAATTATCTTATAAATTAATGAAAACTAAATTATTAGATAGTATTAATATTGAACATGATCCAGATAGAAAAGTAAGTGATATTTCATTAGTGGAATCATGGTTAGTTGCAGATTCAAATAAAGATAAATCAAGTATATACGGATATAATTTACCTGTAGGTAGTTGGTTTGGCGTTTACAAAGTAAACAATAAAAGAATTTGGGATGATTATATAAAAACAGGTCAAGTTAAAGGTTTTAGTGTAGAAGGATTATTTAACGATAAAATTATAATGCAAAATGCCATTACCTAGCCCCAACAAAGACGAGAGAGCATCTTCGTTTATACAACGTTGTGTACGAGATTCAATTACAATAAGCGAATTTCCGGATATAAAGCAAAGGGTTGCAATATGTCAACAACAATACAATAATAAATGAAAGAACTAGCTACAGTAAACACAGTAAATTTAACAGCATTTCTAGGAGGATTTGCAGTACATAGTGTAGAGCCTGCCCTTACTATTTTAGCATTGCTATCAGCAATAACTTATAACGTTGTTAAAATCATCAAAGAAACTAAGAAGTAACATTCTTATGTCTTACGTTGATACGAGGTTGATACTTCATTATATACGTTTTTTCTAGCTGTTTACCCACATCTCTATTATCAGCGAATTCTAATATTTCAAATGTTAGTTTATCTCTGTCTAATCTACCATCTGCTATTGCTTGNGATACAGATGAATTATTAATTACACCACCAAATTTATTTACTGATAAGTGACATGCTCTACGTTTATAGGGTACTTTAGAATATCCAATATAAACTATCTCATCATCTTCTTTAATACAGTATACAGCAGGAGGTATTGAATTATTTAGTATAGTATTTAATTCATGTTGATGTTCTTGATTTTCAACATTATATTTTTTATAATAATCTTTTCTACGTTGTGTATTTACTACATTCCACTCGCGTCTTTTAGCTTTATATTTTCTATAGTATTCAAAATTATATTTTTTTCTTTCTTCTTTATTCATTGTAATTGTTTTTGTTTTATATTCCGCCCAATTTTTGAGCGATCATAAATATTGGGAAGAAAGGAAAACCGCAAGGAATTTTGAGGGACTAACCTATATCGTATTTATATGTAGAATTATTCTACGAATAATTAAATTTTAATCTTTAAAAAAATAAGAAAATCATGACTAAAGATGAACTTAGAGAACTAGCTAAACAAACATTTGGACTAGTTGAACCTCAAAATGATTCTGTAGTTGAAGAAAATTTTGCTACCGCTACACTAGAAGACGGAACAAAAATTACTAATGACAAAGGCAGCGAGTTCGCTGTTGGAGACAAAGTATTTGTTGAAGTCGATGGTGAAAAAAAGCCAGCACCTGAAGGAGATCACATTACCAAATCTGGTATGTCAATTACTTTAGATGCTGAAAGCATGATCACTGGAATGAAAAGACCAGATGAGGCAGGCGAAGGAAGTGAAGGATTAGCTGAAGAAGAAGATATGAAGGAGATGGATCAAGGTCCATCAAAAATCCTTAATACGGCAGAAATGTCTGTAGAAGAAAAATCTGATTCAGTTGAAGAAACTACTGAAAAATTTGAAGAAAAAGTAATCGAGGAAGAAATTAATATGGCTTCTCTTGAGGACATCATCGAGGTAATCGGTGAAGTGGTAGAAGAAAAGATGAAAAAAATGGATGAGAGAATGAAAAACATCGAAGAAAAGATGTCATCATTCGCATCTGCACCTGCTGAAGAATCAGTAGTAGCATCTAACTTTTCAAAAGCAAAATCTAACAACGACGAAAAACCACTTAATGATAAAAGATATTTCGCTATGTTAGAAAAATTAAATACAATAACCAAAAAATAATTTAAATTATGAGCTTAAATGTATCAGCGTTAAATGACTTTAACAACGAAACTGCTGGAAGAATTGTGCTTGACACAGTATATAAAGGTAACACTACCGAGTATGTACAGGTGCAGGAAGGAATTAAATTTCAAGAGCCACTAAACTTAGTATCTGTAGATCCATATTTCCAAGGTGGAAACAGTGTTACTAATGCTTCAGGATCAGCAGTATTTACACAAAGAAACATAACAGTTACTAAGAGAACTGCTTATGATTCATGGAATCTACAAGACTTAACACACAAATACTTAGGTATTACTGCGTTACCTCCAGGTTCTTATGAAGAAACAATGACTATTCTAAACGATCTAACAACTGAGTTAGTTCAAAAAGCACAACAATCGAATGATGACTTTATCTGGAACGCAAGTTCAGGATCTCAGTTTGCAGGTTCAACTGTAACTCCATTTAACGATGGATTCAAAACGATTTGTAGTGGTTCAACTACAGGAGTTAATGTAGCAACAGGTATTGGTGCAAACGTAATTACAGGATCAACTGCTTACGACCAAATTACTACAATGCTAGAATCAGTAGACGTAAATGTCTTAGATGATTCATCATTAACTGTATGGTGTGGAACATCTGTTTTCCAAAGAATAGTAAACGGATTAACAACTCAAAACTTATTCCACTTTGATCCTACAACTGTATCTCAAAGAGGTGGTTTCTATGAAGTGCCACTACCAGGATATCCAAATATTAAAATATTAGGAACATACGGATTAAGATCAAGTGAAAGAGTAATTATAGGACCATCAACAGATATGTTTGTAGGAACTGATTTAGTATCAGATACAACAAATTATCAATTATGGTATGATATAAATTCAGATACTCTGAAATATAGATTAAGAAACAAGTTAGGAACACAAATAGGCCACCCGGAATATTTTGTATCTAACGACCAAGCATAAGTTTAACAATTAAAACCAGATAAAAATTATGGCATGTGAAATAACAGCAGGATTTACGCTCGACTGTAGAGAT